AGACAAGAATCTAGTGCAGTGCCTTCTAGAAAGACAAAATCTAAACAATTTGTAGATAAACCAACAAATAATAATGGAATACGAATTGATTCATCAAAAACTATGAATGTGAACAATACTAGCACTGTTAGTATAAACTTTAATGTTCCTTCAGTATCTGATATAGGATTAGCATAATGGCAGGTTCACAAGCGAATACAGGACAATGGTTTGAACCAGAAACTCCCTATGCAACGGTAAAGGGAGAACCCATCCCTCCCAGAGACAACGAATCTCAGAGTACGATTTATCCTTTTAATAAGGTAACAGAAACAGAATCTGGTCACATTGTAGAATTCGATGATACCCCAGGCTCAGAAAGAATCAATATCTTTCATAGAAGCGGGACTTTTGAAGAAATACATCCAAACGGAGATAAAGTAGAAAAGATAGTACGAGATCAGTATGTTTCTGTTTTACGAGATAGTAATGTTCATATTGATGGATATTCAAATGTCACCGTAGACAAAGGATTAAAGATATTCGTCAATAGAGATGAAGAATCTAACTCAGAAAATTCAGCAGTAAATTTTGATATTCATGTCGGTAAAAATTCAAACATCAATTTATTTGTAGAAAAAGGAAATTGTAATGTTCGTTTGAACGATGGAGATATCAATGTTGAAATGAAAAATGGTGATATGAATTTACGCCAAGATAAAGGAAACTTTAATCATTTTATAAATGGCGATTACAACATGGAATGTACTGGACATATGCATGTTGTGGTTGGTGGAGATTCTGTAAACGAGGTTGGTGGATCAAGAGATACCAGAATTGATGGTGCATTCGACAATCTTCATGTTGTTAATGGATATAAAGAAACCTTAGTTGAAAAAGGAGATCATCGACTAGAAGTAGGCGGAAACGCATATGATCTGTTCCACCAAACACACCAGACACGAATTCTATTAGATAGATTGCTTCATATTACAGGAAACCGTGATGAAGTTATACAAGTAAATGATAGTTTGACTGTTACGGGTAAAAAGGATCAACAAGTCGGTGGATCCTGCTCAATGACAACTGGTGGAAAACTTGATGTTCTTACTGGTGGCGCCTCTCGCTATACAAGCGGAGGAACAACAGATATCCTTGCTGGAGGGAAAGCAACACTTAGTTCATCTGTAATGCACTTGAATGGTGGTAGTTCTATTATAGGAACAGGTGGAGTTATTCACTTAAATGGTCCAGTTGCTAGTGTTGCATCTGCCGCTGCTCCTGCTACGCCTTCTGCCCGTCCTCCCATATATGTTCCAGGTCCTGGCGGAGTATGGACTCCATCTGTACCTACCCATACACGAAGTCCTCTCGGTCAATTGCAAAATATATCAAGTGTTCTTGGCGGACAACTAGTTGCATTGAATAATCTTACACAAATAAATTCTGGATTAGGTCAACAATTAGGTGAACTGTCTTCAAATGTCTCTGAACTTTCTCAGAATTTAACAGGTCCAATAGATTCTATAGGTGCGGGAATTCAAGAAAATATAAGTGGTTCACTTTCTATTGCTCAAGGAGTTACAGAACAAGTATCTTCTGTAGCAACGGAAGCACAAAATATTGCATCAACCGCAGTTGGTGCTGCTAATGGAGCAGCAGGAGCAATAAGTTCCGCAACAACAGGTTTAACTGGTGCTGCTGGTTCTGCTGCAAGTGGACTTCTTTCTGGTGCTAATTCTGCACTTGATACAGGATTGGGATCGTTGGGAGGATTAACCGATGTATTTACTGGTGTTGGATCTGTAATCGGTGATGTTATAGAAGCAATAGTAAATGTTGGTTGTGCAATCGGTGAAATATTAAATGGGATTATTGATGCCGTCGTAAAACCAGTTCTGGACACGATCAATCAAGTATTTGGCGCAATAAATGATATTTTGGGACAAATTACAAATGTAATTGGTAGCGTTCTCGGAGTTATCGGGGATGCAATAAATGGAATACTTGGTGCAATAAATGAAGTAATTGGCGGAATAGTTGATATTGCTGGTAAGTTTATTGGTGGTATTGCATCTGCAATCAATGGTGTTCTATCAAGCATTTTCGATGGATTCGAAGGAATTGGTTGCGGTGAAGATATATTGGGTGGAGCAGTTCCCGATCTCGGTGTGGATGCCATACCAGATATTGGAGGATTGGTATGAGAAGAGCAATAAGACAAGGTGTTGATGTTTCAACGGGACATTGCTATCCCCCCAGACCTTGTGTTACTGGCAGCGAGAATGTTTTTATCAATAATATTCCCTCATGTAGACAAGGTGATTATTATCCATACCACACATGCGGTGACAGCGGACACGACGGTTATGCTACCAGCACTTCAAATGTATTTGTAAATAATAGACAAATTCACCGATCTGGTGATCCAATTACATGTGGTGATATTGCTTTTAATGGTTCTTTAAATGTTTTCATAAATTAAGTATAAATAACAAATATGGCAAAAGAAGTAATTTACAAAGATCTAGATTTAACTTTTGATGTTAATCCATTAACGGGAGATATCTCTACCAAAACTGGTATAGATGCTATCCGTCAATCTCTTCGTAATATTTTACTTTACAATATATTCGAAAAACCATATTTTACAGAATTAGATATTGGATTGCGATCCTTATTATTTGAAAATAAGAAAAATGGATTTGTTAATTATTTAAAGAAAAGAATAATTATATTAACAAAAACATTAGAACCCAGAGTTACTGTGAATGATGTCATAGTAAAATCAGGAACCGATTCCAATGCTGTAGTGGTTACTGTTTATTATACTCCAAAAGAAACACAAACCAAGGATACCTTAGAATTCTTTTTAGGTAAGTACAATGGCTGAAAACGAACCACTATTAAATCAAGCAGGATTAAACTTTTTTGATGTAAGATATAACTTCATCAATTATCTGAAAACACAATCTCAGTTTTCAGATTATAATTTTGAAGCATCAAATATATCGGTTCTATTAGACATCCTGGCGTACAATACATCTCAACAAGGTTTCTACAATACAATGGTAGCAAACGAGATGTTTATTGATCGTGCAATGCAAAGATCATCGGTTGTATCTTTGGCAAAATTGATGGGTTATACCCCAAATACCAAAAGAGCAGCAAAAGCAAAAGTTCTAATTACTGTAGATGCAGCAGACCTTCCGCAAACAAAGATGATTCAACGAGGAACCATCTTTACTGGATCTGTAAACAATAGTACATATTCGTTCACAAATACAGAATCTTATCCTTTTTATCCCTATGAGTTTGAGGAGATTACCGATCCAGATTCTGGGGATAATGGAGCGATTGTAACCTATGCTTGTGGTCCTATGGAAATCAAGCAAGGTATACTTAATACAATAAGTTATAATGTTTCGTCTTATGATGAACCATTTTTGATCAGAGATGCAAATGCAGACAAAGATAGTATAAGAGTATTCGTCGCTGCGTCGATAACGGATACTACAGGAATCAATATTCCTTGGGTTTCATCCAAAGACATCACAAATGTAGATGAAGATTCTAAAGTTTTCTTTATGGAAGAAAACGACTACGGACAATTAGTAATTCGTTTTGGAGATGGTGTTCTTGGTAAGAAAGTAAATGTTGGAAATCTAGTTATAATTGAATATTTGTCTACTGCTGGTGCGGTTGCAAATGGAGTAGGAGCAAACGATACTCTTAGCAGAAGATCATTTACAACTGATAATTCTGATCTTATCATATACACACTTGAACCATCGAATAGCGGTTTTGATAAAGAAACATCATCCTCTATTCGCAGAAATGCTGTACGCAATTTTACTTCAAAGGAAAGAGCAGTAACAAAACAAGATTATGAAGGTCTTGTACTTTCTGCGTTTAATAATAACGCAGCAGTTCGTTGCTGGGGAGGAGAGGAAAACGATCCTCCAGTATATGGTAAAGTGTTTATTTCTGTTCGTCCAATCGGATTCACTACATTAACCACAGAAGAAAAACAAAATTTAGTAACAAATGTTCTTCAGCAAAAAAACATTGTTGGAATTGATGTTGAAGTAGTTGATCCAGAAATTCTATATGTTTATGTAAATCTTGGCGTATTCTATGATAAGGATATGACTGCGGACTCCAATACTTCCATTTCTAAGAAAATAAGAGATTCGCTTATTGTATTTTTTAGAAAGAATCTTGTAGAATTTGGCGATTCTATCTTTGCACAAGACATCGAAACCCAAGTTAAGAAAGCAAATAGTTCCATCAAAGCAGCAGATGCTGAATTGGTATTGATGCGTAAAGTCCAACCAACTTTAAATGTCACGGAAAGATTGACTTTAGATTTCCAAAATAAATTATATCACCCATATAATGGTTATCAGAGCATATTGACTACAAACTCTTTCTATATCTCCGAGACATCTGGTATACATTTCATCGAAGACGATGGAAATGGTAATCTTGTACTGAAGAAGAGATCGGGTGGAATAGTTAGTACAGTAAATGCAACTTATGGAACGATTGATTATACTACTGGTAAATTGATCATTCCTCAATTTAAAGTATATGCATATTCTCAAGGACAATCTTCTATTAAATTTAAGGTTGTTCCCGAAACTAATAATATATTTACAACCAAGAATTCTATTCTTGAGTTTGATTCGTTGGATAATGATGCATTGAATATAACTATGAAAGAAGTCAAGACGCAAAAAGTAGTAGGTGGTTCAGGAACCATAATAACTAATCAATGAATACTACCGTTAACATCAAATATCCAGTAGATCAAACCGTATTATTTTCAGATACGCTTACTATTCATTATAAATTGTCTTCAAATAGCGATCCCAATATAGGCGGTATTCGTTTTATATTAGACGGGGAAACTGAATATACAGACACGGAATTGACTGGAAATTATACGATAACTGGATTAACTGAAGATACGCATCTTCTTACTGGTTATCTTGTAAACAGAAAAAACAAGAAAATAGTAAACACCGATTTTAGCATATCATTTAACACTTTTGATTCTACTCTAACTGTAGAAGATAAATTAACATATGTTCTAAAATCAACCATTCCTAATTTTGTCAAAGAAGATTATCCCAATTTTGTTATGTTTTTAAAGGCATATTACGAATGGTTATATTCTTCTAACAATCCTTTTTACGCGCCTTTAATTTCAGAAGATTACAAGGACATAGATAAAACTCCAGATTTCTTTATAAAGTTTTTTAAACAACAATATCTTGGTGATTTTCCAGAGAGTTTAACAGTTGATAAACAAACTGGAACTCCACTCAATTTAAAAACTTTATTAAAAAATGTATCTCAATTCTATCAATCCAAGGGTACAGAAAAATCTATTAAGTTTTTGCTTAAGATTTTGTACGATACTTATAGTGATATTTACTATCCAAGTAGAGATATTTTTAAACCATCCGACAGTAGATGGAAACAAAATAATTGCATAAAATTTGCATACCTTTCTCCAAACATTCATGGGATTAAATCTCAAAGAATGTACCAAGAAAACGGAGGAAATGTAACTTATATTGCTACTATAGATCAGATTCAAGTTTATCGTGCAAACGACAATAAACAAATAGTAGAAGTATTCTATTCCAACGAAGAAGGAATACCAAATTTCAACGCAAAGTTTAAAGTAGATTTAGACGAAGAATTAGTATATCTGACTCCTATGTTGACTGCAAATGGCATCGACATAGTAGATGGCGGATTAAACTATAAAGTAAATGATAAGATAGAAATCATAAGAACCGAAAGCGGAACCAATGGTTCTGATACTACAATTTCTGTAGCAAGAGTTGCAGAAGTTGATGGGTATGGAACCATAACAAAAATAGAATTTTCAAACTTTGGAGTAACATATACACCAAAGATTAAAACAACCGCAGGATTGGTAGATTCTAATATTTTTACCTACGCAGCATCTATCCAGAGCGAAATGGGATCTGGTGCTAGTTTAGATGTTGAACTTGGTTATATCTGCAATTATACGGGATTCTGGACTAAGAAAAATTCCCACCCCGATACAATAAAAAAATTAGCAGACAACAAAAGATATCAAGAATTTTCTTATGTTGTAAGAACAGATAGAACTTTAGACAAGTATGTTGATGCATTAAAGAAATTAGCACACCCTGCTGGTATGGAAGTTTTGGGTGATGTTCTTATCCAGAAAACCATTGTAGAACCAGCAATTATTACTGATGCATTTATAGAAATATATACTCCACTAATTGGAAATTATATTGCATACAGAGCAGATACATCTCTTGATGTCCGAAATGGTTTAGTTGATCTTTTTCCAAATGGATTCGATCCAACATCTCCTATTCCTGCACAGGACGGTTCCACTGCTGATTTTGTGCATACTATAAGCACAACTGGTGCAATTGATACTTTGGTTATAGAAACTACATTTAAGCACATACCAGAAGTTACAGATTCTGCGGAAATTAATAATTATTGGGTAGTATATCCACATCCCAATACTGAAATAAATACTTACACAGATAGTATGGATTTCTTGAGTATGACAATTAAGGATTTCGTAAAGCAAGAGAAATAATCCATGACAGATTACCTAAAACAAACACTAAAAACTGATCTCTGTATGTCCTTTGTAAACTCTTTTGCAGCGGATAGTGGAGATAATTACTTTTTATTTTTAGGTAGACCATCCGCTTGGACTTCTCCCTACGATGATAATAATCCTCCTCCTACTAGTGATACTTTAAGTTCTGATCTTGAAGCATGGAGAAATATGCTTGCTCTAGCAAAAATTAATAAAAATAATGTAATTGTTGGTGCTACCAGATATGATTGGGAATACAATTCGGTATTCGATCAATTTGACGATGCAATAGATCTATTCGAAGAAGGAAACGAAAGAAGATTTTATTGCATGACTGATGATTACAATGTTTATAAATGCATCAGTAATAATTACGGAACCGCCTCCACGATTAAACCTACTGCGGTGACATCAGAAGAGCAAATAACTGCTGATGGTTATGTCTGGAAGTTTTTATTCAAAATCAGAGAAGAATTGTATGATTTTGTTACAACAGATTTTATTCCAATTGAAAAATTAGAGAATATTATTTTTAACGACGAGAGAACTTTACAAAATAATGTAAGAATTGCAGCAACCCCAAGTTCTATTGATAATGTTTATCTTTATCAAATTGGTGGTTCTTACCCCCTCGCAATTACAAAAGATATCAGTACGGAATCCAAGCACACATTGACTTCTGTAAATGAAAATGTAATTACTGTATTCCCATCTGAAGATCTTGATAGAACTAACGATATTTACAATCAATATTATGAATTGTACATTGCAGAAGGACCAGGTGCTGGAAGCAAATCCGTAATTACAGATTATGCAGTATCTGAAGATGATGTCATTACAATAACACTTGAAGATGTACTTGACGGTATCACCACAGAAAGTGTTTACAGAATATATCCAAGAGTAAAGATAACAGGAGATGGATCTAATGCATCTGTTATTCCTGTAATGAATGATGAAAAAATTATTACTGGATTTACTATTTTAAATGGTGGTACAAATTATCACTACGCAACCATAGATGTTTATCGTAAGAATGCCTCCTATGCAACCAAAACATTAGCAAGAGCAATCTTGTCTCCAGTTTATGGTCATGGATATGACGCAATACGAGAACTCGGATCCAGTATGGTTATGGTGTTTGTCCCACTCCGTAATGCGGAAAAGACAGTCGATCCTGATGCAGCAACTATTTTAGCAAATGATTATCGTCAAATTGGCATCATCAAAAACGCATTTTATAATGTAGATGGAGATCTTACTCCGATTACGACACCAGACGCATTAAAATCTTTCATTGAAATAGAAAATGCAAATTCAAAAAGTTATGTTTATGTGTTAACAACAGATGATATAGAAACTATCCTACCTGTTGGATCTTTAGTCACACAAGGATCTGATGCAAATGCGTATCAAGCAAGAGGATATGTAGAATCTATTACTGTGTCTGAAGATACGGGAACACCATCCATTATAACCATTACAAATACTAATGGTAGATTTTTAGCATCTTCTTCCACAACATATCCTTTAGTTAATGGTTCTACCGAAACTGAATTGAGTGGAAGTATTTCTGGAGTTGTTGTTACTGATATATTCGACAATGAAACCTTTCTTGTTGATAATTACATAATCGGAACAACCACGGCAAGCACTGCAAAAATAACACAATGGGAATGCGATCCATATGGATTATCTGGTACTTTATATTTAACCGACATAAAGGGCCAATTCAGAAATTCATATTACTCAAAGAATAGTAACGGTGAAATAGTTCTTGTTCGTGGAGAAAAGGTTGTTGGTTATTCTTCTATTAATCCAGAAACTGGACAATTGGAAGGAACCTCTCCATCTACCGTTGGTATTATAAAATCTATTGGTTCTGTAGAAGCAGAATTAAAACAATTCTATAAAGTAACCACGACATTAAATATCCAAGCATCATCTGGAACTTTGGCATCAGATTTGTTTGAAGTGGATGATCTCATTCAAAATAGTTCCGAAGTCCAAGCAACTGTTATATCTTATACACTAACATCTAATACAACTGCTGTTCTTGAAGTTACTGGATTGACGGGTGCATTTGCAGTAGGGGAAGTTCTTACTTTGGTAGAAGATACTAATACGGTAACAAATGCCTCTATAAGTTCAATCGAATCTCCAGAAGTTTTACCTTATTATGGAGATATGATATACATACAGAATGTAACACCTATTACTGCTTCCAATGACTCGGAAGAACATATAAAGTTAATAATAAAATTCTAATGGAGAGTTTGGCAAATGGGTTATAACCACCCCGAAATCTTAAAATCAAATCCTTATTATGATGATTTTGAGGATACAAAGAAATTCTTAAGAATTCTTTTCAAGCCAGGTTATGCAGTTCAAGCAAGAGAGTTGACCCAACTTCAAACTCTTTTACAGAATCAAATAGCAAAATTTGGTAGTCATATCTTCAAAGATGGAAGTCAAGTATTTGGCGGTGGTGTTAGTTTATCTGACGCTAACTTTATTAGAGTAACTATTTCATTTTCAGAGGATAGTGGAATTGCCAAGAGTTCTGATCTTATTGGAAAAATATTAGTTAGAGGATTGTCCAGATTTAAAGTAACAGATGTACTTGAACCCACAACATCTGATAATTACCATATTATAATTGGTCAATATCTTACTGGTGATGTTCTAATTGGTGGTTCATTGCGTGTAGAAGGGTACTCACAAGATACCACAATTACATATGTCACAGGAGCAGATAAAAGTGGTATTTGCCAAACGCTTTCTGTAGAATCTGGTATTTTCTATACCGATGGATTTTTTGTAAATAATGATCCTCAAACAACAACACTATATGTTGTTCGTGATGGGGTAAGAAAATTCAGAGATCCTATCTTAACAACAGAAGGTGTTAATAATAGAATCGGATTCGAAATAGAAAGAACAACCGTTACATTTGAAACGGATTCCACATTAGTCGATCCAGCAAGAGGATTTTATAATTATAATGCACCAGGCGGAGATCGTTATGTGATCAACTTGAATCTTACGGTTCAAGAATTTGATCCGCAATCCGTTGAGCCTGGAGAATTTGTAACACAAGATTTTATCGAACTCGCAAGAGTAGTATATGGTGTTCTTGATTATGTTAAGAAAGTTCCAACTTATGCAGAGTTGGTAGATACTCTTGCAAGAAGAACATACGACGAATCTGGCAATTACACAGTTCGTCCTTTTGAATTGGAAGTTAAAAACCATTATAGAGATGACATTTATTCTTTATTCATCAAAGTAAATTCTGGTGCTAGTACCAATTTTTATGTTGGTGATCACATTATTAATAAATTTAATGGCAATAATACCAAAATTGGTAGAATTGTATCATACGAAGCATACCAACCAACTGAAGATGAAATCAATTCTACAGCGGTTGCCGATTTACCAACTCATATTTTAAGAGTAAAAAGAGAAAAGAATTATCAAGATAAATTAAATTATAACTTCTTTACTAGTAGTACAACAAACAACCAACACATTGCGTACTATGCAAATGTAGATTTTAGTTCAGATTATGAACTTGGCGTAATTAAAAGAGTTACTGCAACCAGAGATCCAGATGGTGTTTACTCACCAGAAGAGGGTGGTTTAGAAAATAAATTCGTATTGTCTGTAAAACCAGGCAAAGCATATGTCTTTGGATATGAATTCGAAACCATCAATAATTCTAATATTGTTGTAGATAAAGAAAGAGCAGATTCTGTAGTATCTGTAAATGATTACAATGTTGGTGCAAATGTAGGAAACTACTTCTTAGTAACTGCTCCATTCAATTCATGGAATGGTTCAATAGATTTAGAAGAACTTCCTTATATGAAATTTGGTGGCAGATACATCCGTATCACCATACCTCAACAAGAAGAGGATAAGCGTTCTGCATATTTGAAATACTGGACACCTCTTGTTGCGGATCAAGATAGAGATACTTTCCGTAGCGTTGGTTTTATTACAACAGATGCAGCACTTTCTACTGAAAGTATTGCAGGACACACAGATCCAAATGATGGAAGTTATCTTGATCTAATAGATCTTAGTGGCGAAGAATCTACTGAAGGTGTTACCGATGTTGGATTTATTCGTCCACAAGAAACATCAAGAGATCAATCAAGATACATTGGTGGAGGTACTTCTGGTACTTCTTACCGTATGGTAAATATGAGTAATAATGTTGAGAGTAATGTTTCTAGATTAGCATTCACAGATCCTTGGCACGGAAATATTCAAACTGCGTATGATATTGATTCTGAAAGCACAACTGGCAATACATACACAACTGAGATATTCCCAATCAAACAAATTAAATGCTTGGATACCGCAAATCC